GCAGGGCTGATAAATAAGCCGGTGGCTGTACAGTAAAGACGAAACTCTAAGAGATCTGCAATGTTTAAGTTAGGTGCAGCACCGTAGCGCGGATGACTAATTAGATCTTCAACAACATCGGCCGGATTGGCATCATGAATTGTGTTAGAAAACGTGATGTCGCTAATCACTTCAAAGTTATGATTCGATAATGATGCACTACCACCTAAGTCATAATTTGCACATGCGATATAGCCGAGAAATGGATAATGTACTGCCTGATCAGGATGCATGGATGCCAGATAACCCCACACTGGGTTTTGGTCACCGTCAAAGAGTTCAAATCCGAGCTGGTCGATTGGTTTGAGCTGCACACCGCCTTCAGTCTTTGGAACAATCTGCTCCTTGTCTCGCCAGATATTGCCAATGTCGCGTATTTTGGTTTCACATAAGCCGAGCATTAACGATGCACTGTATGTGTACGTGGTATTGCTTGTTTTCGTTTTACCGCCCTTACCCCCCGACTTGGTTGTCGTGGTATGCGCAGTCGATGAGAAATCGCCATACCAGAACATATTTGCAGACAACCGGTTTTTGCCATAGACCAGTGGCTGGCATAGTCCATATGCAGATTGCTGAACACGCATAGAGTTTATGCGGTTGTCTGATGTGCTGATTGTTGTACTGCCAAATATTCCACCCATTATTTTTTCAGCCTCTTCATACGAAAAAACCCGGCGATTCGCCGGGCTAAACTTCCTTTGGTCCCATCTTGAAGAATGACCCCTAGATGGATATATGAATGAATGATCGTTGGCCATTCGACGACAATTGCGCCATGGCTGACGCATTTGCCAATTTTATAAAGCACAATATCTCCCGGCTCTGGTGGCCCGTCCACTTCAAAGCAGACACACCGGATATGCTCAAGATATCGCTCACCCATTTGATGCATGTGCCAGTCTGGTGGATACGGACGCGGATCTAAATGGTCCATGAGTCCAACTTTTTCATAAACCTCACAAATCAAGGTTCCACAATCCACCCCAACGCCTTTGACACGCCCCTGGTGATGGTAAGGTGTACCGAGCCAAGTTAGGGCTTCTTGAACGGCAAGCTCGTTTTTTTGCATAAACTCACCTAATTTTTGGCAATAAAAAGCACCCATTTGGGTGCGGTTTAATGGTGGTTTTATATTTCCACTATGGTTAGATTTCCAGTTTTATATGCTCCAGTGTCAATGAAATGACAGTTATGCTTAATGACAGGATAATCAACAATAGTGTGTCCAAGATAAATACGGTCAATATTTTGCACTTTTTGATAAGCTCCACTTTGGTCATTAAAACGATTTCTAGACCACAATGCGAGGTTCATTGCTAAAAGGGCATCATCTATATCTGTTTGATTGAATGAATCTTTAAACTCAAGCCAATCGTTTTGTTCAACATTTGCATGTACAAATCCAATAAGCTCTCCCTTGTATTCAATCTCTAGATATAAGGGTATATCTTTTAATAACTCAACAATTCTTGCCTGCTCAGTCTTTGGTAACTTATAAAACCACTCGCCACCGTTACGATCATCTTTGTGTATATTCCGGATCTTATGATTAAGCATACCGTCTATACACATCTGTTCATGATTACCACGAACAGCTTTAAACCAAGGCTTATTGAGTAGATTTAAACATTCCAGACTCTTTTTACCTCGATCAACTAAATCACCAACCGAAACTAAAAGATCATGTTTAAAGTCGAAATCTATGTCGACAAGATGCCGACATAGATTATCGTAGCTACCATGTAAATCTCCAACGACAAACAATCGATTTATATTCATGCTAAACCTTTATTCCCATTTAAAGATGGTAATTCAGGTTTTGGACGCTCTAACTCATATTGCTCTTCAGAGATGAACTCGACGTTATGTATTGTCTCAAGAACTGATCCATCTTTAAGAGCACCGTATTCTTTATTACCGTGATTATCTAAAATGACGTAATAACTTCCATCCGCCGATGTGTATTTTTTTACTATAGACATTATGCTTGACCTCCGTCAGTGATTGACCAGCCAGCACCAATTAAGTTACTTCGCGCCTGAGCACCAGCTTGTGAATATTTTTTGCCTTCCAGATACAAGAATTTTGACAATGATCGACTTGCCCATTCACTTTGTCGCGTGGTTCCAACATCGAGCCACAACGCATTTAAAAATTTATCGTAGTTTGCTGTTGATAAGCCAGAACCATTGAACATATTTCCGAACACAGCCTTTAGCACATTGAACTTATTACACCATTTCGATAGATCTTGATCAAAAGCGTTGGCACCGTAGAACATGCTTGATAAATCTTCACCTGATCTGATATTCCAATCCGATATGTCTTGATTAAAAGAACTTGCTTCGTAGAAGAAAGAACCGAAGTATTTACATGCACTGACATCAATATTAATCGGTTGATTGAATGATCTAGCAGCGAATAGAAAGTATTCCATGTTCACTACTTTCGATGTGTTGAAATTAATCGAATGATTATATTCTGTACCTGAGAACATGTAGGTCATGTTAACAGCACTGACTGTGTTCCAGTTTGTTAGCGGTTGATTGAACGATGATGCTCCATTCAAAAACCCACCGAAATCAGTGACTTTAGAGACATCCCACGAATTCAGAGGTTGATTAAATTTCCTAGCCCGTGACAACATTCCATTAACAGATACCGCATTTGACATTTTGAAATGATCAATAGACTGGTTGAAGCTTTCTGCATCGATAAACATCTGTGTGAAATCGGTGCCATTAGATGTGTCCCATTTAGACAATGGTCTATTGAAACCTTTGCACCCACTAAACGCGTACGTAAAGTCAGTGATATTGGATACATCCACATTATTTAAAGGTTGATTGAAGATAGGTGATGAAGAGAATATTGCGAACAATGATGTAGCATCTTCTGAATGAAGACCCAACACATAATTCGGATATGCTCCCTTACCGATATCAAGACCAATAATATTGTAGTTTGATGTCCATCCGATATAGCCGAAATCGCGACCTTCTTCCAAAGTGAAAGTTAAATAGGTATCTGAAGTCACGGTAATTTCGTTTAATGCCTGAGCTTGTCCAGTGACAGACAACGTACCGCCAGTAGATTTAAAAGTAACTGACCCAGCATCACGGATGTTGAACTTGAAATCATAGATTGCCCCAGTTGCGGACTCCAGATTTCTTTTAACCTGCAACTGACTTAATACATTTGCAGGCGGGAATGCATAGATACTTTGATCTACGGCATTTGTTGATTTAAAGACTGTGCAAGACATTGTATTCGCTCCTATGCGATGTATTCGTATTGAGTATCTAAATAAGCTAGACGTTGCTTAGACCAAGACACGATCTGATTGACATTTGAGTAGGTCTTGGAAGGCAGATCAGTCCACTTGTCGAATTCAGTTAAAATCAAATCACGGGGATATTTCGATGCTAGATCCATGCAAATTTTGTAGACATTGTCTTCATGAAAAATCTTGGCATCCCTGAGTTGCTTGTATCGAAGTTTCATGTCTGACAAGTATGCGGTTTTCAGTTTGATCCAGAAGTCTCTAGAGTTTTGAGGCAAATCGCCAATGTCCAAAGTACCATTGGCTGGCATGGTTCCTGTTCCTGAAAAGTTAGACCCAAAGATACTGTCCAAGTCATAAGGCATGAAGTTAAACTGCACCCCATTCCAACTCACGAATTGAAAGTTTTTACCCAGACCGTCGTAATTCAATGTGAAATCTGAGAACAAGTAATAGTCGATTGCATTCTGCTTATTCAGAAAAGTATTCGCATTTTGTGTGAATGAGGATTGCGAAGATGCTGCGAAAGCATCCCAGGCACTTAAACAGGCTAAAGTGGCGTTGGTTACTTTCTTGGGTGATTTGAATTCGAATACAGGGTCGCCCTTGTAATCAACTGCACCACTGGTATAATTTTCATACATCTTGGTTAAGTCGCACTGACTGCCGCCCCAGTCGATCTGTATCTGTGTCGGCTTCGTACGGTCAAGATTATAATTGAAGTACTTTTTACCGATGTTGAATGAACCAACTCCGTAAAATTCATCATTGACGTACATCACACATGGATAACCGACCACATGGCCAACCGCGTTTGTGATTAGCGCATCATTACCAGTCTTTCCAACGTAATACTGATCAACTTCGCGTTTATACCCATTTGATGATATGCGTGACTGCACCATGTCTTCCCATAGGTTGTTACCGCCGATGTTCCTACAGTTAGATGAGTCCACATAATTCGCTTTAAAAATCCACTCGTCATGTGCAGGTACGTCCCCGACTTGCACCTTGAGCGATTGAGTCAAGCCAATGTCACTGAAAAATCCTAAGGTGTAGTTCTTTTTAGGATAACCGACACTTGATGATCCTTGAACTTCAAGAGAAACGTAAGAATTAAATGATTGTCCATCGATATATATTTCGGCTTTGCCTTGCGCTTTGTAGCTTTTATCGGCCGGGAGTGTACTATTTGTAGTGATATAGATCTGTACCAATGATTGAGGCTTTTGAAAAGCAGCTTGTTTAAGTGCTACATTATCTGAAACTCCAACTCCATTATTTCTTAAATCAG